GCGCTCGACTTGCAAAGGTTTTAACACCTCGCCCCATAAAATGTTCTGCTGTGATTCGTGGATGCGGTGACGGCGTAGCTTTTCTTTTTGTTCGAGCACCACATCACGCATGGCGTTGACCACGAGGCGAGGTGTCCCTTTATTGAGTAGCTCGGCAAAATGATTGGCCAACTCACGGCGCTTGAGCTTCATGAGTGAGGGGTACTGGATGCGCTCAGGGTCTTGGTCTTCGTTGATTTCGGGGTTCATGTTGCACCTTTGAATTGAAAAGGAATCATTGTATCAGAGGCAGTGATAAAAGCACGGACAGATATCCATGATTTTGATGCGGTTTCATGCGGTCGGACAGTCGCCAAGCCACACGGCGTAAGGGTTCGAGAAAAAAGTGTCCGCATCATCTATCTTTTTTGGGTGTTGCTAACCCCAAAGGAACAGAACACCTTTTTTTCGAGGCGGGCGAGGGAGAACACGTACACATATAAACACCCCTATATATAAATACATATAGAAATATAGATTAGTAGTACGGAATTTTCCCAAACGCCCGTGGCTATTGGCTTGCGGGCTGTCCGACTGCTTGGATAGTTTGCAAAATCACGGAAGCCATGATTTTGCCCTGTTTTTTCGTTCATCGGGGACATTGTGTCCCCGTTCATAGCAGTCGCAGTTGTTTGCACCCACGAGTGGCATCGTTCCAGTCGTCCAAGTCGGTGCGGTTCTTGGCCTTGGCTTGCAGTTCCCACTTGCGACGGCCTGATGGCATGGCCTCGACAAGCTCGTCACGCATACGGCGTAGCTCACGCAGGGATTCCAGCTTGATGGATGAGTGTTTGTATTTGCGGTTCATGGTTGTTCTCCTTAGTTTGATTCGATGTAGTTGGCAATTTGCGCATCAGTCCAGCCCGCAAAGGTTGGCAGTTCCCTGATGGGTTTGGTGCGGTCTTCCAGCCCTCGCTCTGTGTATGGGTTGGGTATGGGTGCCTCCTCTTGGTGGTCGCCATACACGATGGCGAAGATGGGTTCACGACTGTCCTTGTCTACGATTACAAGGTTGTATTGGTCATCCTCTACGTCACCCAGCTCAGGGTTGCGTATGAAGCCCGCATCCGCCATCGCCGCCAGTATTTCGTGCGGCTCGGCATCAAGGTTTACCGATACTTTGCCTGCGTCGTACCAAGCGTTCCAGTCCCATGAGTGCGGCTCATCGCCTGCCCATGCGTCAATGCTGATTACAGAATAGGTTTGTGTGTTCATGGTTGTTCTCCTTATTTGTTGAGGTCAATGATTTCTATGACATCCAAGCCATCAATGGCGGTTGTTGCGTATATCCAAGCTCGGGCGATGCCGATGTCTTTGGTGTGGGTGGTGTACTTGCGTGAACAAACGATTCCGTTGAGACGGAAAGATACTGAGAATTCAAAGCGTTTCATGGAAAATCTCCTAGTTGGACAAGAAAAGAAACAGCGGCAAGGCTTCCCGCCTACGCCGCCAGAAAAACAACGGGGACAAATTGTCCCGATTCACTTGGCGAAAGCCTGAGCGATGGCGGTCGATGCCAACTTGCGTGCATCCTCGTACTCGGCGCACATCTTGGCCAGCTTTGCGGCCACGGCCAGAATCTCGGCGGGGACTTCGATTTCCTCGGCGGGCTCGGTTGCGCCTGACGACTTGCCCATGATGTCGTTCACGATGCGCTGAAGCGCCTTGCGGCACGCCTCGTACTTCGCATGGGTCTTGTCGAGCACCTTCGTACCCTTGGCCTTGCCCTCGCCGTCAACGAGTGGCACGAGGTACTTGGGATAGCTCGCCACATCTCCGATGATGGCCTTGGTGATGACGTCACGCTCTTTGCCCTTGAACGTCTTGCGCAGTTGCTCGATGCCCTCGGCGTATTCGAATGCGGCTTTGATGACTGCGTGAACTGTGGTTTGTGTGTTTGCTTTTGACATGATGATTTCCTTTGAGTTGATGTAGCTTGCAGGGCCAATCCCTACTCGCTGTCTCTACTGTACGGCACCCCTAGTTCGATAGGCTTAAACAGGGACAAAATGTCCCGAAATAGCGATACTTTAGACCCCACAGTACCCCCATCCCCCCTTATATGGCGACGACAGCGCCGTAGTACTGAACACTATTCCCCACCCGCTCCCAGCACTTTTGTAATACTTAATAACACAACAACGCCACCCCCATAAATTTTTAAAAAATTTGGAATAACCTCTTGTCAAACGGTTGACACCGCACAAATAAAAAAACCCCCGGCATTTCTGACGGGGGCTGAACGGCGATTTCTCGACCGAGGAGAAGCAATGGTTGCCCACTACTTGGAAAGTAGTGTACATTACGCGCATCGCAGGTACAAGGGACTTATGCGCCAATGCTAGACCATCTCATCGACTTTGAACCGGAAGTGGGCGACCACTCTGGAAAACCGTCGCCAATTGAAAAGCACCACCCCGCCGATGTAATCGACGCCAAAGTAAAGACTGCCGACTGGCTCAAGGGCCTTGGTGCTGTGGACACAGATACTGTGGTCAGCAACGCCGAAACCCAAGCAGCACGGGCATCCTTTACAAACCTCGTGTCTTCCGCGCCAGCAGAAATCACGCATGAACACCTATCTCAAATCAAAACGCCAGCCGCTGTCCAGCATCTGGTGGGAATGCTCACGGCCTATGACTGGGAGTTTGTACAGCAGGCCAAAGAACTCCGTGGATACACCGTGGCCAAGCTCTTGGAAGAGTGTGAGAACCCCAACGCCAACATCCGCCTCAAAGCCTTGGGGCTGCTGGGTAAAGTCACCGAAGTCGGACTGTTCACCGACAAGATCGAAGTCAAGAAGCTGGACTTGACAGAAGACGAGATTGACCGCAAGCTCAAAGAGAAGCTGGCCAAGTTCATGAACGTGTCCGACGCCGAGTACACGGACATCGAAGAAATCGACAAGCCAGAAGCGCCAGCCGAAGAAACCCCGGAACCCAAAGATGAGTGAGCGCCTACTCACACCGCAAGAGGCTACAGCGCTATATGCCAAGCTGCCGATGATGAGTCCCAGAGAGAAGCTTGAGACGTTGGACATGCTGGACAAGTCAGAGTCGTTCAAGTCCGTCAGGTTAGCGCGTACTAACATGATTGAGTTTGCCAAGCATGTCTACCCCGGATTCAAGGTCGGGCCGCACCACAGAAAGCTGGCCAAGATATTCCAAGACGTGATCGACGGCAAGAAGAAGCGCGTCATCATCAACATCGCACCCCGTATGGGTAAGTCCGAGTTCTCGTCCTTCCTGTTCCCCGGTTACTTCCTAGGTAATTACCCTGAGAAGAAGATCATCATGGGAACGCACACGGCGGGCTTGTCCGAGGACTTTGGACGGCGGGTTCGTAACTTACTCGAGGATGAACAGTACCATGAGCTATTTCCTAAGACAGGCGTGGCAGATGACCAGAAGGCTGCTGGAAAATGGAGTACTAGTGCTGGGGGCCAGTATTATGCTGCTGGCGTGGGTGGCGCTCTGGCTGGGCGTGGTGCTGACCTATTTGTTATCGACGACCCTCACTCGGAACAAGACGTAAAAGCCAACAGTCGTCTAGCGTTTGACACGGCGTGGAGTTGGTTCCAAACAGGCCCGTTGCAGCGTCTGATGCCGGGGGGCGCGATCATTGTCATCATGACCCGCTGGGGGCCGTTGGACTTAACCGGACGGCTGATCCAGTATCAGGTGAGCAACCCAGACTCCCCGCGCTGGGAGATCGTTGAACTGCCAGCCATCCTGCACGAGGACACGGAAAACGAGAAATCTCTCTGGCCGGAGCAGTGGCCGCTGGAGGCACTGAAGTCTGCCAAGTCCTCGATGGATCCCCGGTATTGGAACGCGCAGTACATGCAGCAACCAACGAGCGACACGGCGGCGGTCATCAGCAGGAAGCAGTGGCGCATCTGGCCAAAGGACGACCCGCCCCCGTGTGAGTACATCATCCAGTCATGGGATACGGCCCATGAGACCAAGAGCACATCTGACTACAGCGCCTGTACGACATGGGGCGTTTGGTACAACGAGGAAGAGAATGACAAGCCCCAGCTCATCTTGCTGGATGCTTTCAAGGACAGGATGCCGTTCCCCGAACTCAAGCAGATTGCGTTCAAGCACTGGAAGGAATGGCAACCCGATGCGTTCATCGTGGAGAAGAAAGCCGCTGGCGGGCCATTGATCCAAGAGCTACGCAACATGGGCATCCCTGTACAAGAATTTACACCCAGTCGTGGAAACGATAAGATGGTGCGCGTCAACGCCGTGGCGGACATGTTCGCTTCAGGCTTGGTGTGGGCTCCAGACACACGCTGGGCACGAGAAGTGATTGAAGAGGTCGCGGCTTTCCCTGTGGGAGAGAACGATGACTACGTGGACACGACCACGCAAGCACTCCTGCGATTCAGACAAGGCGGATTCATCCAGCTCGACACGGATGAAAAAGACGACCCGATTTATTTCAAGCGCCGAGCGGCGTACTATTAAAGGCACAAAATGGCAACAAACATCGACAAGGCCCTGTACCAGAACCCCGTGGGGATTGATGACGCAGCTCTCAACGAGGAGGCTATCGAGATCGAAATCATTGATCCCGAGCAGGTAAACATCCACGCAGGCGACCTTGACATCAGCATCACCCCCACCGAGCCTGAGTTCGACATAAACTTGGCCGAGGAAATGGACGACGGTGAACTCCAGACGCTGGCTGGCGACTTGGACGGCGACATTGAGAACGACAGGAACTCCCGCAAGGACTGGGAGAAAGCCTACGTCGAGGGTATCAAGCTCTTGGGCCTCCAGTACGAGGAGCGTACAGAGCCTTGGAACGGAGCCTGTGGCGTGTTCCACCCGATGATTACCGAGGCCGTGGTGCGCTTCCAGTCAGAGGCGATCATGGAGGCGTTCCCAGCCCAAGGGCCGGTGCGTACAAAAATTCTGGGCAAGCAGACCCCAGAGAAGCAATCAGCGTCTTTGCGGGTTGAGAACGACTTGAACTACGAGCTGACAGAAGTCATGCGCGAGTTCCGCCCCGAGCATGAGCGCATGCTGTGGAGCCTGCCCGCTACCGGTTCAGCGTTCAAGAAGGTGTACTTCGACCCGAGCTTGGACAGACAAGTGTCGATGTTCATTCCAGCAGAAGACATCATCCTGCCCTACGGCGCGACGGATTTGGACACCTGCTACCGCGTGACACACGTCATGCGCAAGACCAAGAACGAGATTGTCAAGCTCCAGCAAGCGGGCTTCTATTGCGACATCGAGCTGCCAGATACTGACAAAAGTCAGACAAATATCCAGA